TCACTATACTCACGCCATCGGCACGCATACCGCACCAGATATTAAAGGCAAACATGATTGCCAAAGCTATCAGAAAGCCCTTAGTCGGCGTCAGATAAGCCAGTATTGAGCTAAACAGCGACACGCATATCACGCGAATCTGGTCTAATGTAAATAATCTGTCCATTCCTTTTTTCTATCTAAATATTAATACTACTCATGATACTGCAAGAATCGAATGAATTCCATCCAAGACCTTGTGTCGTAACCCCCTATATAGAATAGACATATCTTCTTCTTTGGCTGCAAGTGCCGCCCCTTCCTCTATTATATCCAGTAATACAGAAGGATAAAACACGTTATCAATGGTGTATTCATACACCTCTTCGAAGTCAGAAGCTATCGGATTATCACCTAATAAGATCAACAATTCCTGCATTTTTTTCCTAATCGTAAATCCATCTATTGTTTTCATATGCAATACGCTTACCTACACAGCATTAGGTCACTTATCTATATCTTTTCAATCTCTATTATATTCACCGGATACCGATGCGTACCAGTTTTTCCCTCCATTCTTCCCCAACGCAATAAGAATGAATCATCCACTGTTACTTCCTTCTCTATCCATTGCGTTAAGTTATTTCTGATATCATAACCTGCGGGGAATGTAAAATCTGTAGCAATATCTCCAACAACTATTTGATATTTGGCAGTAGACGTCAATGAGGCATCAATACTTTTCAGATTATTATACAGCCGTATCTTATACTTTCCAGCAGATAAGCCGCTTATCAATGCTTCACAATAAGTCGTAAAATCTTCTTCTGTGCCGGTACGCATGATTAAAACATTTTTTTCGAGAACAGCATCGGGATATATGCCACTGTCATCCCCTGTCGTAGCTCCGGGCATACCTCCGGAAGCGGATGTTGCAATGCCATTGGCATTATTCTTCAATATCGTACCTCCGTCCGTTCCGTCACTCCACTTCCATGTACTTGCCACGGTCGAGTAGTTCACCTTGTTAATCTTCAACTCTTCATCAAAGATTATGGACTGGTTGTTTATTTCTGATTTTATCCAACCTATCGAAATAACAGCTTTATGAGCAGCTTCTTCAGCTATTGTGATGATGGCACTCTTTATCGCTGTTATATTCCCTTCTACATCTTGTAGCTGTCCATATAGTACTTTATCACCTGTAGATGCAAATGTATAAGTGATATTACCAGAGTAATCTTTCCAATCTATACCTGGAAGATTTGCTACTTCGCCAACGCGATACTTTATCGGAGAATATGAGCCTGAATAATTGAAAGTAACCTCCACAGTCTTGTTATTAGCCGCCGAAAGTGTAATGCTATTAAGGGTAAGTGGAACTGATTCGTCGGGGATGCTTGTGTCTTTATATATCCCCATCAGTGGGCCGCTATGATGTACCAGATTGTACCATCTCTTATATCCTCTCATATCATAATCAGAAAGAGCATTATTCCCAGCAGACACAAGCATTGAGTTATAGTTAGGTTGATAGTCATAGTTAGCACTATCTGCTACTTTCAGGTAATTATCCAATACGTCGTATTCTTCATTGTTTTGTATAAACACATTCCCAGAACCAGTAAAGTAGCCCGGTAATTCAGTGTCTCCCTCGGACGTAATAAAGACATTATCATTCATTGAGAAATTCGTGTAGGAGATATTACCAGCAATCGTAGCAATAATTCTTCCCTTAATTATATTATTGTAAATACTGAACACAAGATCATTATCCATTTGAGCCGTGTTATCATCACTCCACTTTGTCCACGAAAATGCAAGACTATCCTTGCCAGCAATCAGAATGTTGTTGTACATTTCCAGCTTAGACATAAACGGAAAGATAATACCGATAGACGAATAATTGTCCCACACTTTACAGTTATAAACCTTACCATCCATTGTACAAGAGAAAGTATTTGCCTGGTTAACTTCCTGCTTGAAACAACATTGCTCAATATCAAGATAGCAGACTTCCGTTTCAACGGAATTATTGATCTGAACCGGGTCAAATCCCGTATGGAAAAACTTGCACCTGTATAATCGTAAGCCTCTAAGCAAATGTGGTTGATATCCACCAGAAAGCGTACCTGTTCCGTAATAGCCGATATATACTCCCTCACCGGCTGTATTCTGAAAAGTACAGTGATGGATTTTTAGGTTTGTCATTTCCCAACCGCTTTCCCTCCAAAACCACGGATTACCGGCATTCGGGTCTGTCTTGGCGGATATTCCCGCAAAACCCGCATCATCCACATCACAACCGAACATTTCCCAATCGGAGGTTCCGCCAACGAGAAATATACAGGTATTATATACACTGCCTGAAAGCGGGGTAAACTTAATGCTCGTGTTGTGATAGCCACGACCGTCAAACACTATATTTCTCAGATTATTGGATATACTCAATGCTCCATAATATCTCCAAACCCAGTCCCAAACCTCTGTATTATCATGCGTGATAACAAGAGGCTGCTCATAAGTAAAGTTAGGAGAACCGTTTTCGCTAGTAACATTTGCCTCTGTTATTCCCGTCGGAAGAAAACGGCAAGCGTATGGCTCCGGTTCTTCCGGATCAATTTTTAGGCACAACGTTGTGCCTGCCGGAAGAAGACCGATCTTCATACGCTCATAAGACGCAATGGCATCACCATGCGGCAATATAGCCTCCGCATAATTTAAGCCTGTGTCATTAACATTACGCCAAAGTCTAATTTCAAAAACTTTCTTTCCAGAGTAGGTTGTCATGGAATCATAGGTTGAAGAAACTTCATATCCTGTTGTAGTATCAGAAGGTTTAGGACATAGCTTCGGTGTAACAGTGATCAGCTTATTAATTCTCTTGGTAAAAGTAACCCCCGATGTTGTATCCTTTACATCCACTTCTATATCATAGATACCACGGTCTGACGCTTCGGAAAAAGTAGTACTGTAACCATATTTATAGTCAATAGAAGGTCTACCAATTGAACTAAATGTCCTATTTATAACCGCTTCATTCTCTTTATAAGCTTTCACTGTTATCTCACAATCACCCGTATAGCCGTTTTTCAGAGCCACAGTCACCGTGCTTATATCTCCAACCCGAACTATTTCGTTGGAAGTCACATCGAAATATGGTAATACTTGCGGAATCATTGCATAAATCATCTTAGTTACCGCTGTTTCCGTAAGATAATTCCGTGCAATAAACTTCTGTTGCAATTCTCCGGCCGCACTAATCGTTATCTCTTTGCTATCTTTCTGCAAGGTGAGTTTTCCGGCAGTGGTAACCGTATTGCCGCCGCCATCTTGCGTTTGCCATTCAGAACTTTGCCCCCATTTAGTCGACGCATCAATCTTCACAGTCTGCCCCACCACCGGAAAGTAATTATCCGATATTGCAGACGCCTGTACCCGTCCTATTTGGACTTTTAATTTGCCTGTATATACCTCTTTTGCCATATTAGTCTACATTTATCGTGTATAACTCATCTTTTTGATATTCACCGTTAGCATCCAGCACAGGAGAAGTGTGCATAATACCGCTCTTGCCGAGAATTAAATCGGAATGCTGGCTACCAACAACAGAAAATACAACCAATTTCAACCTGTCCGGTGTATTGTGTTTCAATCGGAGAACACTATCCGCCAATGTCGAATACTGTGCTGTACTACCGAACACTTTTACTTCGCTATAGTCTTCACCTGTATACCCTGTGACTTCCTGTGTCTCGTCGATGGCGATACCTGCAAGATTATAGCATCCGCGGGTATTCCCTGTATTTGCTTTCGCCTTATACTCAATGTCAGCATCTGGAAAATAAGACATATTAGAGTAGTATTCCAGACCTTCAATCAACTTATAAGAATCGCCTCCATTTTGCTTCTCAAGAAGTTTGGTTCCATCTTCAACCTTAATAGAATTAGCTTCGTATCCGGCTGCTTGTAACTTAGCTACGTCGCGTCCGGTTGTCCAGTCAACAGTTATATAATCGCTCTCACCATCAGCATTTGGAGATACAACCAGACCTCGCATTGATTCATACAAGTTATTACCGGTATGCAGACTTTTAACCCGATTTATGATAAATCCATTGATACTATTAGTGCTCGTTCCGGTAGCATTGATAGCAATATTATTGTAGATGTACGCATCTTCTACTGTACCACCTTTTGTTATGTACTGCTCATAGAACTTTCCGCTCATGTAGCAAGTATTATTATTCATGCACAACCTGTCAATCTTGGCTGTACCCAAATTGATATACTCCTTCATCCAGCCACCGGCAGGCCCGTTCAACATCCCGACAAACAGGTTGCTATCAACAACGACTTCTTTCATACTTCCTAAAGAAGACATTGTGATAGCACGCCCTCCACCTCCCGACACCTCATTGCGAAGGAAATAAAATCTATCTACATTACTCAATTCAAAATAATTCTCCCGAACATCTCCTGACATCTTGTTATCCTCGACATTCAACGTATAACAATTTTTGAGAGTCATAATCGAAGGATGAGCCACAACGCCCAGAGAGTAATCTACACTGATCGTGTTCTTGATAAGGGAAACATACTGGCAATTGGTAAGTTTCATACAATTGCCATAATCATTGCTAATATCACAGCCCAACAGTGTAAGGTTCTCACTGTATTTACTTCCTATTGTTCTCCATGCTTTTTTTGTCAAGTCAGACGGATATACTCCATTGAAATTACATTTATAAACCAGCAGGTTTCGGGCATTGCGGCTTGCACTTCCAACAAAATTCAAGGCGTACAACTCACTGGGAGAATAGGCACCTGCATAATTCGCACAATTCACAAAGGAGATATTGCGCAACAACACATTATTCACCTCTTTAAATTGTAATCCGCCAAGCGACTTTCCGTCATACACAAGCCTGTCCGCACCATCAATGATAAGGCAACAGATAGATTTCTCATTCCACTTTGACAGTTCGGCAATCCACGTTCCACTCAAACGTTTTTCAGTGGCGGGTTTAATGCAGGTTAAAGTTATATTCTGCGTCAGACCGTTCGGATATGCGGTTTTAATCGCATCAACCGCAGATTGGGTTGAAGAGTAATAAACGTTAGGCAAATCGTTACGGACAAGAAAATTAGTCGGATTTTCTTCTACTATTTCCATGACAACAGACATTGTATGCCCTTCCTGCACATTCTCAAAAGTAAAGCTACTCAAAGCCCCTTGAGATGCACCATCAACCGTGAGTTCCTTAACCTGATATCCATCTTCCGGTAAAATATTAACGGTTGCGGTACCGTATTTCTCCACTGTAATAGTATAGTTGCTTTTATCGACAGATTCTATAACATTTATCACGTTTCCCGTAGCTGTAACCGTGCACTGACCGATATCAGAAGAATTTATTGAGACGATGATGATGAAAATGTCTGAAGTTCCTTTAGAACTTACTTCACCAATCTGCTGAAGCGACTGTTTAAAAACATAGCTTTTAAGTCCTTCAATAAGCAAATTCTGTTCTGGAACATTACTATCCTTTCTCGCATACCTAACATTATCAAAATAGACATAAGAACAACATAAAATACGGTTTAGCATGGCCGCATACCATATTGGACATCCCATAGCATTACCCAATGTAAATACCTTTTGCGTTGTTTCTTGACTATACAGTTCGACAATATCACCACTGGGAGCCAAGAACTGTTCATTATCAACAGCGAATCTCCAGTTATCATCACAGAAACCACCAGGCGCACGGAACTCAAAGAAAAACTGTAGCCCATTAATAAAGAAAACACTATCTGTTCGTTGCCTATTATCTCGCATTGAATACCGTATCAGTGTAGTTTCATCAAGCTCTCGTGAATTATCAGTTACCTTAAATACATCGCTTGATAGTCCTAAAAGATTAATTCTATAGAAACCACTGCTTAACCCAGTCAATACGTAGTAATATAACACCTTGTTATCATTCATCTTCCATGAGTTCCATTCATAAGATGCAATAGCTTTATTGGTTATAGCATCAATAACAGAAATTGAAGTCGGAACATCCCTCCCATCAGACAGTATCTCGATCAAAATTTTGTCAGCTGGTGCAAACTTCTGAATGTATCGACTTGTGATTCCAAAATTGTCTTTTGATTCATTAAAGAAAAGCGGAGTAAAAGGGCATATCATTAACATAGGCTCAAACATTTACAGGGCTGATACTCTTTACATAAAGCGTGTGCTTCATACCATCATACCGACCATATTTTCGACTTCTTTCTGCTGGATAACAGATATATTTCTTCCCGTCATTCTCAACCTCAACAGGAATATTAAAGTTAGCAGTAAGTTGATTTGCAGATGTAACAACGACCTCGCCAACAGTAAAGAGGCGTTCATTTTTTGCTATAATGATATCATCGGTCTCATTTACTCCATTAATAGAGACATCGCTATTGCCATCAGAGGATGCAAATGTCATTTTATCGATACTTACACCAATAAAACGCTTATTTGCTTCAATGATAGAACGGGGTGAATACGCTGCATTAAACATTGTGTCGGGAGATATCACCCCAGTAATGGTAAAACCAGATCGTACCAAAACAAATTTATTAACATCTGCACTGAATGTTGCATAAACAAAGAAAACGTCACTATCGCTATCGCTATCTCTTGTCTTCTCATCTCGTTTTTGTGCAAGGAATTCAATACCATACGCATCAGCACGGAAAGGGCTTTTTAATTCCAGAGTATTATCGGTAACTGACAAACCGGTAACGAATTCATTTATCCAATGAAACTCATCACGTCCATTAACACTATCATAGTCTTTTTTTTCAAAGCCTGCCCGAACGCTGGAATATATCAACTTTTCGTTTACTGAATACCCGAAATCTCTTATTTCTTCTCCTATAGGGATGATATCATTGTCACTAAACAAACTATCTCTATGAACAAACCGGACGCTTATATCATCAATTATAGGTACAAAGCCAAACATAACGCTCATCCATTCTTGAAATTTACCGAAAGATGAGTAAATCTTTGCTCTGTCTATACCGCGAATACTCTCAGCAGCAAGGATTAAAGCATTATCAAGCCTGTCATCTGTATCAGAAGCGATCTCACCTGTATAGCCCTCGCCAGCTATACTTTGCAATAATTTATTTAAGAATTTGCTAGGCGAGATAGCGTCAATATCAATAGTGATATCTTTAGCCATAAAATCCAATGTTAAAGATTCATTAGAAGCATACGGCATCATCTGATATATGGTGTAAGGTGTTTCAGTTACATAAATAAGGAAAGATATGTAGCCACCATTACCGTTAACGAGTATATCATGTAAATCCCATTCTATGGCATTGAGACCTTCTTGTAATCCAATACTGGCACCTGGAACATCAGTGGCTGAAGGGAAACGCCTTAATCGCAACGTGGCAGTTCCATTCCCAGAGCTATTTGCAAAAAGGTAAAATTTAACTTTGACATTAACCTTAATTCCCTGCGATGATATGTTCTTGAATATATACGGGCAATTACTACCTCCTCCGCTTCCTCTCTTCCCTTCCCCTTGCTCTGCATCGGTTACTTCAATTATGTTTTTAACGGCAATCTCAGGAGTGCCAGTAATATAGAGCGGATACGCATAGTACGTACCAGATGGACGAAAAGCATCATCAGGGGTAAATGTATTCGTTATGTACGTTCCACCTTCATTTTCTTCAGTCTCTCCAGTTATGAGCCATGTAGCCGTATTGCTCATCTGCAATCTGTCATAGGATAACTGCTTTTCTTCTTTCAAATCACTAACAAGATACTCATATTGTGTATTTTTATTAGCCTTAATTAAAGTTGCCAGGCTCTTATCCATAGTATTAATCGAGGCGATACCATCTGAGTATTTCAAAGTTCCAAAATCAAGCAGAGAAGTAAACTCTTCTTTATAGACATGGTTGTCATCAATTGTAAACAAGGATATGGAGGCCGTAGCCTTAACATAGTTTTTCAAATATTCATTAAGAATTAAGTCATACGCATCAAGTGTGAAATCGAATTTGCTTGTAAATGAACGGGTAGTACCACCGTAATCATCACGCTTAATGGCATAGCTAATCTCATCCCAGTTAGCAACACACCACTCTCCTATCAGATAGGAGGAACCAGCAATATTTAAGTAATACTCACAAAGCATATGTATATGGTTTTATATTCGCCTGTGAATATAAAGAAAATGCCAATCGATAAATCAGCTGGCAATAATCTTGACATTGCATAATTGCAGCAAAAACGACACAATTAACTTATAATAAACACATTACAACGCATTCAAATTAAGGAATGAATTTACTTACCAAGTATTCAGCCAAGTTCCCGCCTCAACAATTCCCTGCCAAAAGATATGCGACTGCGCACTGTTGTAACGGGAATATTAACTAACTGGCCTATCTCATCATAGGAATACCCCTTAGCATATAATAAGACACACTCTATACAGCACGATTTAAACGCACATTGCCGGATTACCGATAAGATTTCATGGAATAAAGTCCTTTCTGATGCTAAGCGTAGAGACACAACTTGACAGACATCATCATAGTCAACAAAACGAATGATGGACTTGCGGTTATAGCTGGTTATATAAGTGTTTTGCATAATCACTTCGCACCAAGGCTTCAATGGTCTGCCGATCTCGAACTTGTCTTTGTTCAGCAAGGCTTTATAAACTGTATCATTTGCAAGATCCTCTGCATCTTGTATAGACCAACAATATTTCCTCGCTACCCTTATGATCCAGGGATAAATAGCTATAATTTCCCTTTCAAAGTCCATACTCATTCCTCCTCACGATACGCATGGTAACTTCACCAGCCATGCTTTGTTCAACAAGTTCTCGCTGCCTGACAGTCTGCTCATACAAATCATTAGCAGATTGTTCTAAAGACTCTATGAGCCTATCAACAGAAGGTTTGGAGGAAACAAAGTTCTTCACTTCGGATAACTCAATAATTATCCGGTCACATTTACTCTCAATAGAGTTTAGTTTTTGTAACAGCTTGCAACAGCCACAATGACTTATGCCGCATTTAATGCTTGTTTTATTCATAAGAAACTCATTAGTAGTTCGTAAAAGAATTACTAATGAGTTTGTCAAAAGTCCGATAACACTCAAAAAAATATTTATGCTATCTAAATGCCCCCCTCTTATTCATAATGTCAGCATTCACCTGATTAACTATATTGGCATACACAGCAGCATTAATCTGATGCATATCAATGTGCATTTTGAAGTGAGACATAACAAAGGCTATTTCCGAATCAAAGCCAGCCCGAATGTCTTCCTCTGACCGCTTAGCCATGACCTCTCTTGTATCGCTACGCATTTCCTCGTTACGATGTTGCTCAAATATGGCGTAACGTGCCTGTTCCTCAATAAATACTGCTAACTGTTCGTCAGCGATATCATCTGCATCCAAATCAATCAAATGAAGCAATTCCCTTATATCTGCATAAGATTTGTAAGCTATAAGCGTATGACAGATACGGAAGAAAAGTATCTTTGCCTTATCCTTGATGGCTTCTTCCTTCTCTAATAAATCAGACTTCATGCCGGCACTGTCTGTAATTAGCCGATAGGAAGAAATAAACTCTGAGGCTTTCTGCTGTAAAACATCCTGTTCTTCACAATCACCATCATCAAGCAACACTTTTCTATCACCACAAACCAAATCTATAAATTGAGCTAAAGTAAGCTCATTCAATCTCTCTTTCATATTCTACTCCTTATATAGTTATCGAAATCACGATCATTATCATCCCGGCGACGCTTTTTAAATTCTCTTTCAAGTAGCTGATTAGTCTTGTCAATACGACTTTCCAACCGGGAGAAATCATTGTTAACGACAGTCGTTCGATTACCTGGAGCACCATGCATATCAAGAAAACGATGATTTGAATTTTGTATATCCCAATCTATTGAACCGAAATCATCGACATCCGGAAATACCTGGGCACCGGTTGGCAAATCAACTATCATGGGAGCGTCAGGAGTAATCCACGCCATACCCTTATACATCACAACCTCATGCTTTCCCCCATCACCGACAAGAGCCTTACCCCCGGGATGGGAACCATCTTTTGTTCCTTCTGCGTAGGATGGTATAGGAGTAGCAGCAATTGTTGCAACCTGGATGGCACCCATAGCACCAACGATAGCGGCAAGAATGAAATTAGGCAAAGCCTTAGTAATTGCCAATGCGGTAGCAATACCAGCTTGTGCAATACTTGTAGCTTTATCCCAAATAGCCTGCTTTCTGGCAAGATCCTGTTTTTTCTTCTCCAATTCACGATTCTTAGCCTCAGTCTTTTCCTTTGCAGCACGTTTCCTTATTTCCGCTTCTTCCTCGGAGAGAACGCCATATTCCACTTGTTTCTCGATACGTTCAATATCACGATCATAGGCTTCATCATTAGCGTCCTGTTCATCTTCTATTTTATTTATCTGACTATCATAAACAGTAGCAACAAGGTCGCCGATGCTACCGATAGCCTGTTGAGCTGTCTGCAACCAATTTTGCAGGCTACGCATTCTATCTTTATGTGCCTTGTCATCAGCTTTAGCCACTTTCTCTATCGCTGAAATCTCAACCTCAGCCTCTTTCTGAGCAAATTCCGCCTTTAACCTTTGGAGTTCCTCAGCAATCTTTTTCCTGTCCTCAGCACTGAGATTATCAGCCTGAAGTTCCAGTTCCAAAGCATCAATAGCCGCCTCATTGGTTTTCTGAACATAATCCAAAGTAAGTAGATATTCTCGTTCGGCAAATTCCTTCTGCGTTATTTGCCGTTCCGCCAACTGCTTCTTTAAAGCAAGCATATCAGTTTGATACTGCTGGTCACGAACAATATGTTCGGCAGCCGCATTTTCTGCAATGAGTTGTACTTGATAAGCTGCATTCTCTTCAAGTATCTGTTGCTTCTTACTGGCAAACTTCTGGTCTATGGCGAAGACATCTTCACCAGTTTTTTCTGCTGCATCAATCTCAGCTTCACGCTGTAAATCCAGTTGCCGAAGTTTCAATGCAAGTTCTTCCTTTGAGCCCTTCTGAACTACTTCAAGAGAATTGGCAATGTCTTGCTTTTCACGGTTGGCATTATACTGGATGGAGAAACGCTGAATAGCATTTTGCATTTCTTTAGCCAGGTTCTCACGAGTAGCTATTTCCTCTTTACTATATCCTTTAACTGCGGCTATCTTTTTAGAATACTCAAGACCAATCTTTTTCAATTCTTTATCTAAGCCCTCATTCATCAAAGCAAGTATGGAATCCTGATAAGACTCTTGGATCTTTCTCTTTTCAGCAGCAGCCTTCTCTAATTCACGCTTTTCTTTTTCTGTCAGGACTTTGGTCGTTTCTACTTTTTCTGTATGCTCCTTTACATAATCGCTTTCATAAGCATCTACATTTTCAAGGACATACCTATATTTTTCTGCATTCTTCTCCGCTTCAGTCCAGAGTCCAAATTGAAAATTACGTTGCTTATTATAAGTCGACATTGAAGTTCCTGATTGAGCACGAGTAAACATATTACTCTTTTGCATGGCTTCAGTAACTTTTCGATAAGAAAATTCAGCCTTATCTGCCACCTCAGAATATTTCTTAATCTCAGAATTAAGATACTCCTTTTTCTCCTCAACAGCCTTCTTAAATGCTTCCTGAGAATCCATACCGCCATCCATATAGCCTTGCCATGCTTCTTTTATTTCATTGATATAACGTTCTTCAATTTTAAATTCAGAAGCTATTTCACGCTGACCTCTTAGAGCTTCCTGCATAGCTTCAGTCTCTTTATCTTCAAGGGATTTAAAATCATCAGCAATATTACGAACTCCACGCGCTAAGAAGTCAAGCACACTCTTCATCGTTCCTTTGGAATTAGAGAATGTCAACATCAAAGCCTCCCATGCAGAAGACAGAGAAGCTATTGAACCTTTGACATTATCTTCCATAGTATGGGCCATACCAGCAAGTTCTTCATCAACACCGGTTATCTGCTCTCTCAAAGGAACAAGTTTATCTGCCGATGTAAGGAAGGCATTAAAAGCTGAAACACTACGTTTATCTGTCAATTCAAGAGTAGTATTCAAATCTACTCCCCTATCACGCAATGTTTTCAATCCATCTACAAGATCCGGCAAAGTCTTCACAGGTTTACCCAATGCCAAAGCGAGTTTTCCAGAACCGTCAGCAAGATTCAATAGAATATTTCTCGTTGCAGTAGCAGACATTGAAGCATCAAAACCAGCATCAGCCAACTTTCCAAGCAAAGCAAGAGTATCTTCTATTGTGAAATTAAATGATTTCGCTACAGGTCCTACAATTGGTAAGGCGGTAGCAAGATAATTGAATGATAAAGCACTTTTTGTAGTCGCTACTGCCATAGCTGAGACATACCGTTCAGTCTCTTTTGTATCAGCATCAAACATTCTCAATGCTGCACCAGACAAAGCGGCCGCTTCACCCAATTCAGCACCAGTTGCTTGGGCAAAACGTAAAACAGACTCAGTGGCTTGTAAAACTTCCTTTCGGGTAAAACCAAGTTTAGCCAACTCTATTTGTAATTCTGTTGCCTCAGATGCCGTGTACTTTGTCATGGCTCCCAGGCGTTTTGCATCTGCTGTCAATTCCTTGATGTTGTCAGAGGTAGTTCCCAAAATCGCTGCTAAGCGGCTATTAGCAAACTCAAACTCAACAATACTGCCAACCCCTTCACGTAATTTTGTGAACAAAGTAACTATACCATTGATAACAGCTTGTCCGCCAACATACCCGGCAACAATGTTTTTCATCCCATCGTGCACCTTATTCAAACCAGGAGACAACTGAGAACTGAGTGCTTTACCTGCATTACTTGCAATAGTTCCGAAATTCTGTAGCCTGTTATTTCCTTTTTCGATTTCAAGAATTGCAAGTTTCACCTCCTCACGATATGCACCAACAGTCAATTTCTGCCGTGTTTGTGCATCAGAGTTCTTCTTGGAATAATTGGAGTTGGTATCTATCGTAGAATTTAGCCGTGCCAATATCGTAATATAGTCAGTATCCGTATCACGAAGTAACTTTACCGCTTGCCTTAATTGTTTATTGGCTGTCTCAGCCTCTATAATACTGTGCACCTCACGATTAGTAAGAGTAATGGCATCCTTAATTATACGAAGCCTTTCCTCCTCGCTTATATTGGCATTTCTTCTTGTGCTATTACCAGAGTTCTGCGCCTTTGTAGCGGCCAACTCAGCTTTTGCAACCTTTTCCAGCGCAGCGGCATTCTTTGCATTAACATCAGCAAGTTGCTTCATATCTTTGGCAGATAAATCACTTGCTGAAGCTTGCTTTTGCAAATTATCTGCAACCTCCTGAAGCACTTTCTTTTGTTTGTCAAGGGTCACATTAAATTCGGTGTTCGTTTTCTCTGCAGTCGCAACCTGAGCCGAATATAATGCAAACAACTTATCAAGCTCTTTAGGAGTCTCTATTTCCATTTTCATGCCCTTGGCAAGCTCTTTTGCCACATCGACATAAGTATTCTTTATCTTAATCAACTTGGCATCACATTGCTCAAGCTTTTCAAGTTCACCCTCTTTTATTAAACCACTTATTCCAAATTCTCCCATCACAAATAATGTCTAAATTCGACAATTTCACCATCTATCTCACTACCTGCCTTATCGAAGCCATACGTACCATCCTGTCTTCTATACACAACATAGATGCACTGTTCCAATATGGCAGCCTTTCGTGCAAGTTCGCTCACATGAGCATACTCGCACATAATCTTTTTATTATCACAACCGCAACTCATCTGTAACCGCTATTAGCTATGAATTTTTCCAGCCAGGGGCGAAGAATACGTTCAGAGAAATATTTCTTTGCAGTATCTCCAAGTTCAAAGATTTCACTACCGTACTTCTTTTCAATGTCCGGGCCTTCGTTGAAGCCAATAGTCTTTATCTCCATGACCTCACCGGATAACCGGGCCTGTATGCTATCATGGAACTTACCAGTTATGTACAAGTTGGGAACTTCAACCGGACGCGGTGGTAGGAACAGAACCTCTGACTCAATAGGTGGAGTAATATCATTCTTCCACTTCTTGTAACTCTTCGCCCGGTGGAACCAGGGACCCGGTTCATTGAAATACGGGTCATTATCATAATCCGGACGAAGCAAACGTTCTTTACCGTTCATACCACTGTAAAGTTGCTCACGTATCAGGGATTCAATAACATTACTGTTATCCTCCATGCACGCAAGGCATTCCCGTTTGATACCGGTATTAATCTTATGAATCACTTCATATACTTCATCTATACTGGCCATATCTTTTAAAAGAAAAGGGGGATGCGAAAAATCCCTCATCCCCCTCGTTTATCACTCATTTTCTTCCTTGACCTTTCCCTTCTTTATCAGATCGTATGCATCAGATAGCATTTTCTTACGATCATCCTCCGGACGGTCCTGCCAAATCACCGGCATATGCTTATTAATGAAGTCGGACTTCTTCATAGCCTTTATTGCCGGCTCAATAAAAGTCACACCTTCAATGATCATGCTGATACCCCCTCAATGTATTTGATACCATTCTCATACAATACAGAAGGAGCTTTAAGGGAGATAGTGCCTCCGCTCTCAGCAGGCACTACCGTAAGAATTCCATCTGCATAAGTAGCAGACGTAGCACCATTCAGAACTTCGGCAGCAGCTTTTGCTATTGCTCCACCGTGCAAAGGAGTAAGGTCATACCCGCCGATTTTCTCGATCAACTTGTACTTGTTGGCTTCTTTGCTCACAAGTAAAACTTCTGTCAAGCCTTTAAGTCCATTCTTGATATTGAAATTGAGTTTGACGAAATCAATGTGCGTCAACAAATCCTCAATATCCGTATGACAGAAGCTGACTGTCATTGTTGATTTTGAAGAACTTGTGGAGAAAGGAGTTACAGTAGGATAAATCGTTGACATCGACATACCAGCGAGTATATCAGTGCCATCATTGTAGCCATACAAGAATTTATCGTCGTAGAAATAGACATCCCATTCCTTGGTGGCTGCCTGCAACAGTTTGGCATTAAGCGTTTCATCAAACTTAGGCAAAGTGAATGTTTCCGTTTCTGCGCTCATTCCATTGTATTGGCTTGAGCCATAACCCACAGCATTAACCTGAGGTTCACCGCCGTTTTTAGCATATTCGACAAAGGAAGGAATCGGATATACCCTACCCGGCCGGTCGGCATGGCACAACTCTTCAAGTGTTTCCTTCGTAAGTTCAGCAGGTAGCTTCTGGCCTTTCTCAACAATGATGCAGCCTTTAACCCTACCCCAATCAATCTGACACGTAGAGCCGCCAGTATTAAGCAACGAGCTCTCACAGGTTCTAATATTTCTCATTTTATCTACAATTTGGATTGTTAATAGTAATTTCCATACTTTTGATATTGATGGCGTCTATAGTCTCACTAAGGGCATCGCCCTTCTCGGTGTAGGCTCCATATCTGCCATACGAATAGTTTTCTGAATAACCATGATTCACTTTACCATACCCCCAATCGAATCTGTCATCATCCTGGAGAACTTCAATAAATCGGTCATAAATCGGACGAAGAATATTCTTGAATGACGTTTCATGACGTTTCTCATTACTCCACTCATTGTTAGAGGAACAAGCTATTATCAACGACACCTTGGCCTTTGCAAAGTAATCCATGCTATTCCTTTCCTCAGTGATCGGACAGAACAGCGCTATGAGAGGAAACTTTGAAGGTGACGTCTTATCCGATTTAGTGGCGGTATCTAGTACGTCCTTAACATACTGACCGCTTCCGAATACAAAATTTATTGGCAGGTTCTTAATAACCTTCCGGGTACCTTTACTATCAGTGTAGATAACCTCAAGTTCTTCCGGGATTTTCTTTACCACATCGGCAAATATGTCTATGATATCGGTATTTGTCATAAGTTGAAAGTATTGATCGGGGTTAATAAATTGCTGTCGATACTTACCGTGAAAGGACATTGCTTCGAAGATGCCCACTTCACAAACTCACGGTTCTTCTTTACCATGTCATTCCAGGTACTTACTTGCCGTTGGATCGGTGAGACATAGGTGTTATCACACTTTAGCAACACAAGTCCCTTGATGGTAGCCTGGGAATTTGCATCACGCAGGATATAGAAGAACACATAGTTAGCGAACGGTTCGCGTAGCAGCTTGCATAATGATTCATACTTTGATTCTTCCTCACCCGCTGAGACAATAGTTTCTTCCCCACTATCTTCCTCGGCTTCGGCATTCTCCTGTTCCAGCAGTTCAAGATAGTCTGTAACCTCTTTGGAGAGTTTATTCCCCAACATGCTTGACAGGAAAAGAGGTTGGAACTCCTTTATATACGCCACTATCGTATCATTCACAGCAATGGAATCTTGTGAAGGAAGTTCTGCCAATGTCGCATTAGCAATATGTCGCGGCCCGGCAAGGAAATATGAAACATCAATTAGCATCGTTATTCAGTTTTACGAGTAGCCGGTCTCCCCCTCTTTTTCTCTTCTACGTTGATTGTTTTATCGTCAGACGTTGCAAGTTCTTTAGAGTCTTCGGCCGGGAGTTCCTTTGAGTCACCTGCAGGCAACTCTTTCTTATCTGCAACAGCTTCAAGTTCCGAAATACGGGACTGCAAACCATCGCGTTCAGCAGTTAGAGAAGCAATGAGAGCATCCTTCTCTTTCATGTTCAGCTCAAAGCCTGATATTTGCGATTTCAGACTTTCATTCTCTTCGACAGATGCAGTAAGTTCAGTTAGCTTTTCATCCATCGCTTTACGGGCGTCTTCCTTGGTGATAAGCCCGCATTCGGAGATAGGGGTGAATGAAATCAATCCCCTACCTATACGAATGCGTTGTTCTTTAATCACATTGGTAACATCCTTTTCGTTTCCATCAAGAATGTATTTCATATTTTACGCTTTTGCTTTAGTGATCGCAGTTTTCAAAGAGGCAAGATTACCGTAAGCATAAGCCCAAGGCATGTAAACCGGGAAGATTACTTCTTCTTGCGCAATCAAAACAACTTCGTTACACAACTTGGTGTCAACATCTTCGGCCCATTCAAGAGTCAATGAAGAATAATCAACCAAGTTTGAAGCCTGATTAAAGTCTCCAAGCAAATATTTTCCAGGCATGATACCCTGATACTCAATGACAGGACGTCCAGCGATGTATTTCATACCGTTTCGCATTGAAACAATACCCAAGTTTCGCCCGGTAGTGTCTTTTTCAGATTCGATGGCATTGACTGTGATCGGATTCAAAACTATGGCGTTCGGATAATACTGTGCGTATGTCATTACAGCGAAAGCCGTTTTCACTACATCCTCAGAGTTCGGCTCTTCGATGTTTTTGAACGCAGCATTATTAACGGTAAATGTCATTTCTGCAAGAGCAGTCTCTGCACCTTTGTATGCGACGCCCTCAATGAGAATTTGACGGTCGTTTATCTTTACGAGAGGGTGTGCAGTACTAAGATCGGTATTCACTGCTGCATTGGCAAACGTGATTGTCATACCGTCAATAATCAGGTCTTGAGGATTGGCAAACTCTATGATGGTGTCTTTGTTGTCATTTTGCCCTGCGACAGCCTTAACCGAACCGGCGCCCCCAGTTACAATTGCACTACTGATGATGGCCTCAACAGAAGTAACCCCAGTATGATTCACGATACCGAGCAGATTTTCACCATTGCCGTCACCGAACAGGATGTTCCAGTCCTCAGCCATCCATACAGCTTCAGGAAGCATATTCAGGATATAAGAGCGGATATAGACACGGCTCTTGAGCATACGTCTGGAAATACGGATATGTGTACCCAAACGTTTAGTGCCAGTCTGTTGCTCCTTAACCTTAATGCTCGATTCAGGCAATCTACCATTCTCGGTAACATACCTGGCGTTACGGTCAAAATCATACACTTGGGCATAAGCCAACTGAGGGAATGCCGGATCACCCTGCAAAGTAGTAAGCACATCGCGCATATGCAACGGTTTATTTGAAACCTGGCTAACTACGCGCTTTTGCTGTTGAGTAATCAACAATTCACCGGTATAATTGTCGGTCATAGACACAACATCTTTCAAAGAGAAACCATCAAAAGAACCGGATTTGCGGGTCTTGCCGGAAACAAAATCAGCAAATTTTTCAGAGTCTAACATCTCATTCAATTTTTCATCGAATTTGTTGATAGTCTCCATTGATAAGCCTTTCTGTTTCATCTTCTCGATGCTTTCACCCAAATTCTTGACCTGTTCAACGAGGATTTCGTTGTCCTTGATAAGCTGAGTGAACTTTTCACCATCGTAAGCTTTCAACAGATTGTTGACTTCGGCGAACTTTTCAGTCACTTCACTGGGGGAAAGCATACCCTCAAGAGATTTGTTCATGACATCACACATCATACCAGCGATGTTTTCCATGAACGACTTCTGCTCAGTCGGCAGATGGTCAGTTTTCAGATTAAAATCTGATACAGTAAATTTCTTTAAAGACATAATTTTTTTTCAATTTATAGTTCGACAAAGCAATCATTCAGAGTATGGAAGAAAGTGCTGGTATCAGCGGCTTTCCCTGTATCAACAGTTACTTCATTGGCTCCTGCTGACGGGGTCTGAGTGTCATTCAACGGCTCATTGCCACCTTTAGGTGAAGTATCTGTTGACTCATCTTTGATAACTGCATTACTTTTATAGACTCTAGCCCAACAATGAGGGCAACGTACATAATTCGAAATATTATCCATAGACTTAACATCCAGCATTTTCTGTGTGTCAAGAATGGCAATAACCTGTTCCCGGATTTGCGGGGTGAGCTTATTCATTTCCTCACGGACAATATCCTCTGTAATCCATCGGTGATATTGTGCAGCAAGCTCTAATACCTGCTGAGAATAAGTTACTTCTGGAACATCATCATAGTTAAACTCATAGCCACAATGTGGACAAGTTACTATAGGAGCACCACTAAGTGCTTTTAGCATTAAATTCAGTTGCATATCATAAGCATTTAAACGTTCGTCAGAATACCTGAAATGGAAGGACTTCCGGATAAACTCTATAGCATCTTTTACCTGCTCATTCGTGGCAGACTTAATATCAACCAGAAACGTTTGAGGATTACTCCCCCATGCGGTCAAAGTCGAATATTCTCCCATGAACCATTCTTTTACTTTTCTTCGATCTGCCTCATCACGCTTTATCGCTTTGACACCGATAGAATGTTCAAGAGTTCTACCATTCTCAGCATACAGTTTGTAATCTTCCAAAGTGTCGCGCCCCATCTGTTTTTTGAGATTAATCCGCCCGACCATCACAAGATTATTTTCCTTTTCTTCACCAGAAAGAGGAACACCTAAGAGCTGGTCAGTTCTATGGTTTAAGAACCAACGCATACGATTAAAATTCTCTTTCAACGTTTTATTGAAAGAACCAGGCATTGAAATATCATCCTGTGAATCCTTAACACCAATGCCATTAACAGCTACTGTAACAACACCTTTTTCATCAACATCATTTGCCTTCGTTTTGCACAGAAGGTTTTTGTAATTCTCCATCTACACTTTTTGTTGTTAAGTTCAACATCGTTTTAACTTTCTCTATTTCGTCAGGTGACATCTCGTATATGAGTTTACTATACAGCGGGATTTCAACCTTACTTTCTCCTATTTGTGCTCTCCAGTCATTCAAACAGATAATACCGGAAAGGAATTCTTCACGACACCTCTTAGAGATACTTGTGTTAACCGTTTCTGCCTCTTTCTTTCCTTCTTGCAGACAATCGACATGACTGAAATCACAGTCGATATAAAGCCCATCGGATTCAAGCCCCAAGAATTCAGTGATATCTTTGCAGAACTGACTACACATAGGTATGATTATAGAGCTATACACGTTCTTCTCAACTGTTTTCTGATTATTAAATGTGGAGCGATCTTTACGAGGTACAAGCTCGGCCGGTACACCGAAAGCACCGGCAATACTAATTGCATCAGCTAATGTCTCTTCAAAGGGCTGTAACTCTTGAATAGACAAATTGGTACGAAGAAAATCCAAAGGAATATTTGAAATTCCAAAAGGAAACTGCCCCTTTCCCACTCCATAGGTTTTGTTATGCTCTTTCAAAATCTCTTTTTTCTCATCAGGAGTCATTGCAATTGTACCTGTTTCATCCTTTTTGGCAGAAATCAGCCATCCCAGACCTCCACGTTTAACATATATCACATTTCTGGCATCATAAACTGCAATAAGGTTACTTATGGGCTTTAGCTGAGACTTTAGCCTACTGGTTCCACGTAAGAAACCCACTCCCGGATATAAATTAGGAATACCCTCACGATCATGTAATATCTGTTTAGATGGAATATGAATACCAGCGCTGAAGCCAAAACTCAAATTATAGTAATCTACAATTTCTTCAATCTCAGCAATACCAAACAATGGAATATTATTACGTACAGGAACAATCTCTACCTTATCAGCAGGCAATACCCAATAATTGGAACACCATTGCCACAGGTTCTTGATTTTCGAGAAAGATTCCGGAACAGCCGCTCTGAAAAAGCTATCGCCAACACACAATTTGTATACATGATGAGAATAAACAGTTTCCTTCCAGCTAAACAAACAATTAGGCTTATTCAAGATATGATTGACCTTTTCATTATTCCAAACAATACTATCATCTTTGGATTTCTTAAGTACAAATTTGGCACCTGCTATCCTGGAAGCTATATAATCAATAGGGAAAAACACCTCTGGAACAGTGTTGAACAGTTCAAGAAAATTGCGGCTACAAACAAAAGGATTAACAAAAAGTTCCTCAGCCACAAATTCTCCGGCAACAGTTCCAGAAGGAACTGCTGTATCTTGTGGCTGGATTTCTTTTTCTTTATCCGCCGTATTTTTCAAATCATCCTCTGATTTCTTTTTAAAAAGGTTCCAACTCATCTGATTATCTTTTGAAGCAAATATAGATAGAAGAGTATACAGCTTTTCTGAATCAAAACATCTTGACACATACAATTAGGAACATAATAGTATATATATTGCTAATTATCAATTCGTTACACAGGGTATTTTTAAGAGAGGTATTTTATGATGTAGTACGCCAAACCACTCAAAGCAATGTTTGCTTCTTTGTTTTCACTATCAATATTATAGTCTAACAGGCTATTCAGAAAGCAACAATAGTCTTCAGATTCCTCAAGTTTGCTTTCGGATAGCAAGAAGTATTCTCTAATATAATCGGAGGTAGCAGCAATACGCTTATCCACATCTGGGAATTCTTTAGCAACCCTCACATCAGGAAGCGTTTCACGAAGCTCTCTGACCATTGGGAAGTAAGCATTTGAGCATTCCACGATGTAAGGGTTTGCTTGATGGTGTTTTATTGAAGACTTGATCTCATCCATAGAAGATGTCTGCCGATAGACTACATCTACAAGATGCCACTTTTCACCACACTTGAACGCCTGAACAAGCAAGAAGTGATCGTTGACATTCGGAATGACATAGACGATCTTATTGCTATATTCATGTTCGGTGCCTGGATTAAAGTACGAGAAAGCACCCTTGTTGCCGTAGAGATTTCTCTTTCGTCGGTTGCTGAAAGCGGTGTACTCTTCCAAGCATAAGTCTGTCACTACATAACGGAAAGTATCAGAAAGATGCCCGTGTTCTTCATAGGTCTGCATTGTAGTCTTATTCTTGACCTTTGTTTTAAGGATGGCACCGTTAGCATCCTTCTGTACACTCATGTAATCCTCAAGAGAAACAGTACAGCTCTCATCAATACCTATCTCGATGCCCGGCACTATTTCGTCAAAGATAGCATTGATAAACTCACCAGTCATCGCTACACTTGGATTCTTGTTACCTACCTTATCTTCAATCTCAAAACCTTCTTTCTGCAAAGTGTCTATGAACAAGTCCATCCAGGAACGTTTCTCATCATCAATGCTGTTGGCCGCTTTCGTCGAAGCGTCTCCATGCAAGTAGACCTTATCACAGTAACCAATATCTTTCAAATACTTGCCTACAAGTTTGGAAGACTTCTTCACAGTATTGTTTGGACTCTCGGCACAAGTCTCATGGAACTGCCATATCTTAATGCCAGTGGATAAGCCCCCCTGCCAATACGATACGCTGATGTATGGAAGTACATTATTATCGACTGATATATGGATGGGGAGGTCTGGTTTATATGGATGCTCACCGGAATGCCTATCTCTATGAAATGAACCAAAGAACTCGCTACCGGTACGAATGACGCCCCACTCGCCCAGAGCATATACATTGTAATAATCCGGATCATTCAAACGGTCTTTCTCAAAATCGGCAATACATTGTTCATCATAATATCCATAAGTTCCGTCCGGGCTGCCAACAACCCAGAAGTTATTCAGGTAGGTGGATTGGATAACAACCATGTCCGGTGCATGCTCTTCTATCTGCCTGGTCCTCGGATTCAAAATCGACTTCGTAGAGTTCATCCGGATGGATTTTACTTTTGTCAATTCCTCAGGCAATGCTTTCCCGGCAATTTCCACAGTCATAGAGACATCATGCCATTTCTCTGTGTCAAACAGCTTCTTCTTTATCCAACACGTTTCACTAACAGGGTTGAAAGTACAGATAATTTGCTGGCCGACTTTTCCACGTAGGCGCTTACGTATCTGCTTTAAATCCGGTTCATCAAATTCGGATAATTCCTCAAGGTGTACACGTTTATAGTTGGATATACCCTTTATCTTCTCTGGATCATCAAGACCGGAGAAGTCAATCTTTGCACCATTGTACAAACACTTAATTGTGTTCTGCTGGAACTTGAAGAGATGATCAATTCCCAATCCTTTAGCTGCTACTTTATAGTCCTCATAGATGGTTTTCTGTATAGAAGCTCCAACCTTACGCATAACCAAAGTGTTTTCTCCATCCTGTAAAGTCTGTATAAGTATTGTCTGAGCAACACTATAGGACTTTCCAGACGAAGAACCACCATACAAGATGATGAAACGCAATGTCGCATCTTGCAAGTACTTCAGCAAATAAAAGCCGTTAGGATTGAGTTTTTTATAATTTACGATCATTCTATATTATTCTATAAGTCGGACTCCACAGCTGAGAAAACACCCAAAATTGCCTATTTTATTGTCCTATACTTCTGATACGCTATCATCATCGAACCCAATGCGAAGCTCACCGGATTTTCCTCCACTGTTAGTAAGGTCTATCTTAGTAGGCGCGTCCCATCCGTTCCAGGCACCAAGTAACCGGGCCGCCTCAGTCTTACCATTGAACTCATAAGAAACCTTTCCTTTGATATTCTGAATCTTCTTAAGAGAATTCCTAAGGCGCTTTGGCAATTGAGAGGGACTTTTCATCATAACCTTACCAGTCTTCTCATCTACGATATATAAGTCACTGGGATCGGCAATGATAATGTCCATGAGCACTCTCTCAACAACTTCCCGTTTTATTTCAGATTCTTTTGCCCTCAGTGCTCTTATTTCATTTATCCTTAGAGCTACCTTAGGTTCTTTGACAAGCCTACACGAGGTTACCCAAATACTCTCTGGCTTCATCTTGGATGCATCATACGCCATACGGTATGCCTCACTTGCATTTCCATCTGTATCAACATAATACTGACAGAACTTCTCTTGCTTTAGAGTTAATGTCTTTTCTTTCTTCATACACCAACTATTTACTTTCACCGCTTTTCGACTTTTTACTACATAGCTCAGTCATCCACTTCTTATGAAATTCAAACGACTGCTTGCTATTCTCATAGATATACTGCTCTATCCGGGCATTGTCACTCATATTCCCACTACCTTCAAAAACGAAAAACTCATTCTTTGATGTTCTCACAGCAAGTACCTTAGCATGGTTATGTGTATAAACATGATAGCAGTTTGCCGATAAAAAGGCAAACTGCTTTAACATGATGGCCCACTGCTCAGGCTTCTTAGTCTGATTAAAAAAACTGGAGATAACAAACACAGACTTCTTAATCTTCCCGCTCTCGATAAATTCAATAATACTCGTAACAGTAGGTTCATTTATTCGATACACAGCAAGATACATCTCTTCAATAACTCGTGTTTGAAGCAAATGCAATATCAAGGCAAAAGCATTGAACTGTTTTTCTGTTATAATTCTCCATTGCTCGCCCTCGGCAGGCTCACCACAAATGTCAGACAAAGCTTTAGCCCTAATATAATGCATCTGCTCATTCTTCAACTTCTTCTTAATGGCACGCTGCTTCAAAACAGACTCAGTAATTTCATGGTCGGACCTATATGACTTACCAACGTCATTCCATTCTATTCCCCAGTCTTCATTACTACCCCATTCCTCCATAAATTAAATATTTTCCTTATACCCTCATCGACAGAGGTATAGGACAAAGGTACTAAATAGATACCCTGATTCACCTGTTGCTCCAAATTGTCAAATTCGCGTTTTTCTCCAACAAGCTCTATATCAATGTTTTTGTAGTATTTTACAAGATTGGCAAAATACATAATCGTTACCGGTTGAACGTTAGCAACATTGATTAATGGCTTATTGCAGCCCGCAGCATAGATAAGCCCCTCGATTATATCATCTATGTAAGTAAAGCAACGGATGTTCTGGCCGTAATTGTACAGCTCCACTTTATCCCGATTCAAGAGATACCAGAGAAGAGTTCTATTACGAGGGTTCGGACCATACACATTATGAAGCCGAACACCAGTTGCATTCTTACAGTAGATGGATGCGTATTGCTCATCGAAATGCTTGCTTATCCCGTACATCGAAGTGGTGTTACACGGGTTAGCTGTCGAAGAGCTTGCATATACAAGTTTCACATGATATCGCTCACACTCATCAGCGACTATCATAAACGTATCAATATTATCTTTCCGGATCTGCGCCAAATCATCATTGAATACGCTGGTTTGTGCTGCCAGGTGGAAAACACACGCAACATCTCCATCTTTCAAATACTCGCTGATGGTGGATGCCTCTTGCCCGGTCATACGGTCAATTTCGATTACTTCAACAGCACGTTTTCTCAATTCTTGGCAGAGCGCTTTGCCTATAAAGCCTGCACTGCCGGTTACAATCATCTTCATTTTCATCGAATTATGGTTAATAAAAAAGCGTGTAAGAACTCGCCCCACACGCTCACAGCTATTTTTTTATTTTTGAGCAACAACTACTTTCTGAAAAACATATCCCCAGATATTGATCGTGCGGTATCATCACCAGTCAACCGGATGTACCGGAAGAAGTTCTGTTCAGTCCGGTGTCCAGTTAGCTTCATAATTTCAAACGTCTTCATCCGGCCAGTGAGGTACATGTTGGTAGCTGCGCTTCTCCTCGCAGTATGACTGCTGATCAATTCCCATTTCTCACGAGTGACGGTCTTTAGCTTTCCTCCCTGAGTATATGAGAATGTAATCAGGTCATTTAGTCCGATTTCTTTCATTATCACCTTCAGGTACTTATTGAAATATTGGATGCAAAGCCCACTAGGAATATTACCGCCATATTTCGCAAAGATTTCTTTCACGTAATCATGCGCAGGTACTTTAACGTCTACATTGGTCTTCTTGGTCCGTTTGACGATGTATTCGTTCTGGTAATTATCCTTCGTCAGAGTGGAATAATCCGAATAGCGCAAGGCTGTAAGGCAACCTACAACAAATAAGTCCCGAATGCGCTCTTTAGCCTTCCTCTTATCCTGCTTCTCAAACTTGTAGTAATAGATGCGCGTGATTTCGTTCATCGAAAGAAACACTGCGTTCGTCTCTTCCAAGCGCATGTCAATCTCGTCATAAGTCGAGTCAACTGCATAATTGTATTGTCCTGCTCTTCGTACCATAGATTGAATTTTTAGAATGTAACCTACTATTGTATTATGTCTCAAATTCTGATTCTCCAAATAGATTATGAAATCATCCAGAAATTCCTCAGTAATCGAATTGGTGAAAATATCGCAATCATACAACTCTGAGAATTGATCGATATGCTTCATGATTGCATCATAGACTACTGCATAGTTTGCAGACTTGCGTCTGGATCTCTTTTCAAGTACTTCGCGCATGAAACCGGTAAAGTAAATTCCTTCAAGTGGCTTCTCTTGGCGGAAGTGGTTAATGTAGTCCTTTCTCGCTGGGCGGGTCGGGACCGGAGAAAATACTTGAAATGTTGCGGCTGTATCATTTTAAGGGTTAATCACTGTTTTACAAAATCGGATTTTCCGATTTTACTTTAGATTTAACTATCCCATATTATGAAATGTAGGCTGGCCAGCTCTAATATATACACTTCATAATTTAAGTAGTTATTCGTTTATACCAGGAACCTGGCCAACTTTCATATAGTAGTCAATGCTTTCAGGTGCAGAAGGTATCTTTCCTTTTATCATATCAACTACATGATTCCATGAACGCATTACATTTCGATCTAAACATGATTCTCTTTTAGGAGAATCAAGCGCATTTGCTACCATCCGAAGTGTATCAGCTATTTCTTTTAGTTCCCAAAGAGGAACTTTTATCATTTTAGTCAATTCGCTCATATTTATTATTGTTATGAGGGTTATTGTATTGCTTCATCAAGATAACCTATTGCATCCTCAAGTGAGGAATATGCTGAATCAAGGTTATCAACTGCATCTGACATTTTCTCACCTTTCTCGCCATCTTGCAGTGATTCAGGGAGATTATCATATGCTTCTTGCTCTTCATCCTTAATCTCTTCGATTTCGGTTTGCAAATCCAGCAACTGATCTCTGATGTCCTGAATCCTTTTACGTCTGTCTTTATTCATATTTGTATTTATTTTAAAGTGTCCATTAATCTATCCAAGAGCCTAAAATAGCTTTCTGTATAGTCTTGAAAGCTAAAATAGTACCAACTCATTTGCAGATACCATATTGGTAAATACACAATAAATACAACGAGCCACAAAGGGAGTAACATCCATCTAATTATTAGTTTAAGTTTGCTCATTACTTTATTCATATTTGTTTATTATAGCTACCATTTTTGTACTTGTAAACTATCCTACCTTCAAATCGAAAATCTTCACAGTCTACATCACAACCAATATATTCTATCTGATTTTCAACAATATTACAATAGTAATATTCTATATCAGCAATTAATAAGATAGCAAAATCGAAATCATCACCACTATTGCCTACTATTATAGAAGTGGATTCAATGTCAGAAATATATTCAAGAACATATTCTTTAATCTTAGTGATGTTTTGTTCTACAAGTTCTCTTCTTTCCATAATCTATTTTTATTGGTTTGACTTTTAGCTCCTTACATCAGTAAAGATAACTTATAATGACAAGTTTAGCAAACAGAAACTTCGCCATTTTAACGCCTTTTTCAAGTCACTTTCATACTGTAAATAAATCAAGCTGAGTGGCAAATTCAGGTTGATAAATTCTAAACTTACGATTAAAGAAAGTCTCAAAGGATTTCACTATTTCAGTAATTATCTCATCAACAATACCTAATAATTTGTCATCAGCAACGATAAGAGATAGAGCTTTATCAAGAGTCATTTTCTTCTCAATATACAGGGAGTAAACAAGATATCGACGTGTATATTCCCGGTCTCTAAAAGATTCTACTTCTTTAGACGTTGCCCTTCTCTTATATAACACTGTAAACCAATGTGTTTCGGCTGTACGGGCACGCTTCTGCCACGGTGTAAAGTCATAAAACACAGCAATTTCCTTCTTTTTAATACACTTATGCTTTTTCCGGACGCCATACATTACATAGGGAATATTCCAATCCGGATGAGTTCTCCGGTATTCAAGTTCATTCTCACGATCAATAAGATCCTGCTCAAAGTCCTGTTTCATTAGCCACTCTTCAAACCAAGCTGCACGGGCTTCTTCTTTGTCATAGTAATCTTTACCATTGACATTTACTGCTATGCTCATTGTATCTTATTTACTTTATTCTTAGCTCTATCGCTATTTATTTTGGACATACACATACGGCACCGGGAACATTTACAGTGATACGTTTTACCTCCATGATGAATTACTCGATCATAGAACCTGTATAAGTAGAAATAATGTCCACACAGGGTACATTTCTTCATCTCCCTACCATTTGCATCAAACTTACGATTCTGAGGCTTACGACGGATGAGAGTGCATTTCTTGCACTCTTCATCGTTTCCTCGATATCTGCGGCAATGCGAAAGGGATTTTACTCCACATTTCGCAAATACCTTGCAGTCCTTACGGGGTACAGACTGAAAAACATTCATAGATCAACCTCCTATGATTTCTTTCGCCCGGTCTATTTGCCAGCGCTTGAGGTAAGACTGCCAACAGCCGTTAAAGCGTGACCATCGAAAACCGTTGTGTTTTAGTTGAGTTCGGACATCCTCAACAGGCTTTCCAGGAAAGAATAATTGCAGTCGATTTTCTTGATAGTTTTCAACAATGCGAACATCGCCAATCTTATACTCTTTGTCCTCGGTAACTTTCATTCGCTTGGCTTTCTCCAACTGTTCTTTAACTCTGCGGATATTAGCTCCATTGTTGGTAATAGAATAGCTTGGAAAGCCAATATTTCCCATGTAATTAGGAGTAAAGGCTTCCCTAACACCATTTTCGGAATATCCCAATTCAATTAGCTTATCATGCTTTTCAACTTCAGACAACTTCTTTGACCGGATGATCTTATTGGTTTCTTTCATCGTTTCCTGCTTTTTTTCCAGATTTGCTAATTTTGCCTCCAATCGTTCCACAGCATCATCGTCACCAAGATAAATCGCATCATTATTTTCTGCCGCTGCGGCCTTTTGCTCAAAGTACTCAGCTTTCTCACTAAGTTTAACTGATTTCCCCAAAGTGTTCCAGGAGCGATCCAATAAACTGCGATGTGCTCTTTCCGAATGATGCCCTACAAGTATGGGCTGCCCCAAAGGAATGTGTTCTACCATGCTGTGACTTAGCTTAGAAGCCTCGTTCGACTGTTTGTTAGCTTTTTCTGCAAGTTCTCTGTACCTGTTGGCTCTCGCCTCTTGTCTTTCTTTTCTGTTCATAATTCTTTGGTTTATTGGTTTGACTTATATAAAAAGCCCACAGCTATTACACTGTGGGCTCGCAACTATTTCTTTGACGGAAAATCATCAAATAATCCAGGCTCCCGGGGAGTTAAAGCATTAAATTCCTGTTGGAAAAACTCTGCCTTTGTCCGACCTTGCTTCTTCCCTACCCTTGTATGTACATCATAGGTATAGGCAGGAATAGAAATGGGATATCGCCTCACGTCTTCTATCCACTTTTCAATGTCAACTTCTCTCCTATCGTAAATGAAGTTTTGCAGATGATCTGCATCCCGGCACTTCCTACACTCACAGAGGATAATCACAGCTTTACTGACAAAGATGCGTCCTTTCGGCTGAGGAGCCTTTTTATTGACGAGCTCATGCCCTTGCCATAAAGCCTCAATCTCTTTGGTTATGATACCGAAGCAATCCTCAGCACTGATGGTGAATAATCTCTTCCAAACATAATCCCTATATCCACTCGCCCACAGCTCCAAGGCAAAAAAGCCGGCAACACCGGTATCAGCTCGCCTGATGGCTTTTTGCATGGCAGAACTCACCTCATAGAAATCATATCCTCCAACTGTTCTAATAATCATAATTTCAATTTAATTATTTGACTTTTAGTTTATTACATCAGTAAAATTAATCATAATTGACGGAAATAGCAATCAGAATGAGCGCCATTTAAACGCCTTTTTTACAAACTGTTAGAATTTGAATTTGCAGGAAATATTGTACTCTACAAGCTGCTTTGTCTTATCCTTCCCGTTATTAGTAGCACTCTTCAACAAGATACTATCACCAAAATTCTTTTTGATGAAAAGGATAGATCTACGCTCTTCTTCCTGATTGCGAATGGAAGCCAAACCACCGGCATTGACAAATGTGTTCTTCTGCTCAAAATTATAGCGCAGGTCCGTCAATATCCGGCGCTCCTTATACTTCATATAGCAGCTTATCCAAAAGTCTTCCTTAAGCCTTATTTCCTCATTCCACCATGTATTTTTGTTGTAGATAACACCATAAGAACAACCGGTTATCATTTTTGAGAGAGAAAGGAATCCAGTCTCATCATACATCACAGGAGATATACGGGAAGTAAAACCAAACAGATGCACATCCATTAGCTTGGCTATATCATGTAAAGACAATATGATATGAGTTATTAAGTCCCTATCCTTTACACGGCAAGGCTCACCCTTTTCGGCATATATTGCTTTACAAGCATGTACATCATCATCAAGCATAAATAACTCTCTGAAATGCTTTGCCATCCAATTACGTTTGGGAATAAGACCTACCACATCATCAGGATGAGTTACTATTTCACAGTCCGGATTAAACTGCCGGTACAAATCTGCCTGGCTCTCTGCAACACAGATTATTGGATCATTCACCAGTTTTTTAGCGAACACCCGGTCATGGCGTTTATGACTTGGTATTACTATCTTGCAGGACATGGCGAACGTCTTTAATATCAATAACATTACTTTTACTCACTTTCCCGGTCTTATACGATTTCATGCGCTGCATGTTCAACCTTTCACGCAGCCAATTACTATCGACCTCATTACTTGATATAATAATGAAGAGCTCATGTTTTTCATCGTACTTGGGGATAAGAGGATAAACAGCGGTATCATCTGTAATGGCTTCAAAGCGTTCCTTGAATTCATCTTCAGTCTTTTCCGGCGCAAACTCCATACCCCAGTCCTGCAACTCTGCCCTATCCCACTCATTTTGTAGGATATCCAAATCATTCTCACCAAAATTGATATTGTCTTTAGCAGAATATTCGCGTAATTTACTGACTGGAGTAATCGGTTCCAAGACTTTACAAGGAAGCTCAGTGTAGCCAAGTTCCTTGCAGGCCCGGAGCCGTAAATTACCACAAACAACAATGTACCTGCCATCCGAATACGGAAAGACAATCAACTCACGTAGTTCAAGCATTTCCGGACAATCAGAAATACTTTTCTTCATCGCTTCATAGCGATAATCCCGGAAAAAGCGCGGGTTCTTTGGAAGCCCGGCAAGTTGCCCCTTGTTAAAGTCCAGGAGGGCAATAGAAATAATCTCTGTCATAACTAACTATTTTTTCAACAACACAAAATCAACATCACCATAGTCAGTATAACAACCTTAATCCTCTCGCTTGGCGTTAAAATTTATCTTGTCCTTTATAAGCTGTTCTATGTCTTTACAACCTATTTTTTGAAGATATGTCAACGAAGCGATTATGACATCGGCAGCTTCTTCCTCTTGTTCTGAGTATTTAGGAATATGCATACTACGATACTCAGAGGCATTACATAACTCACGCCACTCAGTAGATATAGCGACAATAATCGCTTTTGCTGAACTATGTTTGCCGATTTTCCCTCTTTTGATCGCAGTTCTCAAACATTTAACTGCAAGCTTGTTTAAGGTTATCATAGCTATACTTTTTATATTACTTCACCTGAGTGTACATTAACAACGCACGCTCACAACCATACTTTTTACAAATTTCTTCCCTAAAGACCTCTATGTCATTAGTCGGCTCATTCATATTCTTTATGACTGTCTTCTTATCAGAAGAGTCAAACAATTCAGCCCGATTCACAATGTATTTCATAATTCATTATCATTTTCTTTTTTATATTTCATCTCAAACACTTTCTTTACTGCATCGCAGATAATGGCCACAATAGGTATCGCACAGATAAGTGCACAGCTAATCCCTCCCCAATCCATATTCATTTCTTTATTGATTTACTCTAATCGTTTGATATAGTCCTTCAAATCTTCAATTGTACCACCATCTTTGATTAGCAGTTCTAAATCAGACTTAACAACCCCATAATAATGATTTTGCTGTGCATCATCAATGACAGATTTCATTGTTTCTAAATCATAGTTAGAACGACTCATACTTCCCAATGTAGCGTGTTCCAGTACAAGGCAAAAACGTTCTTCCATTTCCTCTAAATTGCCCGAAGTATCTGCATCTTGATTTTCAGAATACACCTTATTTATTTCATCATTGATTCGAAACATGCTATCACTGATAAAGTCATATATCTTATACATAAGTTCCGGCTCTTGCTCCTTTGGAGAATAAACCATAACTCTTTTACCTACACCTTTCATCCATCCGGCTTCTGTATTAGCTGACCGACCACAAGGGAGAACCATAACACAGACATCCGCCCACTGCATTGCATTGAAATCTAAATCAAATCCTTTTTGCGCAATCGGATGGTTGAGAGCTTCCCGATACTGTTGGGTACTCCAATTCTGCCAATTTGGGTCAATACTCGACCACGAAAAGCCATAACTCATATCACCATTGGGATGGGTAAAGTCATACACTTCGTGACCTTCATTTCTGAGAAATGATACAACGTCTTGTTGATAGGAATTTCTCCAACTACTTGCTACATAAATTTTTGCCATAATATTTTTAATTATAATATCACTTTTATATCTTTGTAATAGCATTTACAAACAATAGGGTAAAAATGCCTGTTGGCGTTTATGGGTTCGAATCCCAGATAAATGTTAGGTGCTATTACCGCAAAATTTCTAAAAGAAAAAGAATCATGATTACATTTATTGTATTAAATATAGTCCTACCAATAGTAACTGGTATTGTATCCGCTTGGATATATGATTCTATCAAAGAAAAGATGCGTTATCAAAATGCAGTGTCACCGACACAAGAAGCTGCCTCCGGGCGGCTTCTTCCGTTTTAGTGTTCTCATTTTATTCATTACTGTACTCTAATGAGATAATTTATTTAGCTCAACAGCGGATGGGGTGAATTCCACTCTCAACCGATGTTTGTTTTGGATTAATCATCTGTATACATTCAATAGATAGTTATTCGGATCATCAATAGAATTTTTCCCATACATGCATAGTCTATTTTTTGCTACGTATGAACGAGAGATACTTTTCAAATAATACTCAAGCATAGGAATCATTCTTTTTTTATTAACAATATCATCCAATGCCAATTCGGATACAGCGTACCAAGTCATATCCAAAGAATACTCATCAGATATAAGGAATCTTTTTTTGATATAATTGATTATTAATCCTTTCATGTTTTGGATTTTGACATATATCGGTGCAAAATCACCGGACTCATAACATGACAGCACTAATTCTATGAACTCTATAGACTTTCTATATTCCTGCAATACATCTACACGGAGGGTAGATCTACGAAGATTATAGGCAATTTCTCTATTTATTGTTTCTCTGGAAATCAGATACGGTTCTCCGTCTTTATTCATTCGGATAACGGCCTTCTTGGGTATATCGCGTATATCTATTCTATGTATGGCGGAGTATAGGACACGGGGAAGTGTTGTCCCAGTACGCATACCTGTCTCCGTACTCATATTAACAGTATTATATTTTATAGAAATGCATCGTTCCTTTCCTCTACAAGTACTTATAACAGTCCCGGTATTTCTGTTTATCTTATATTTAGGAAATCCCGGTATGGCTAACCATACATCATTTTCATTTTCGAATCGACTGTTGTCATCAGCAATATATATAGTTTTCTCTATCATAGTTTCTTCTTTATTGGTCAATTTGAAGTTCCTGTGATATTATTCCAGCACCTCCCAAAAGTTGTTTAGTACTATTGGGATTGTCAGTTTTGGCCATAATGTTTAAAACCTGTGCTTTGACTTTATAGCCTTCTATGACTACCTTTCCCAAATCAGCAATGGTTTTTGCGGTATTGACATCTATCTTTTCATTGGCAGATGCATTAGGATCACTATTGTTTTTCAGCATTTCGATAGCTTCAAACAAGTGTGTATTCAAACTATCTATACTAATATTATTCTTCATACTTTTTAATCGTTTTTTTAAGTTTTCCGTACGCCCTGATAGCTTTCTTCAATTCAGGAGGATAGCGGTGAATTGTATTAGATATCATATTCTCAGACTTACTCACAAGATAAAGAT